CGTTTTTCAAGTCGATGTTGGATAAAACTCGCATAGCGTTTTCATCCAATTTCATTATGAAAAACGATATACATCGTTTTTCAAGTCGATGTTGGATAAAACTCGCATAGCGTTTTCATCCAATTTCATTATGAAAAACGATATACATCGTTTTTCAAGTCGATGTTGGATAAAACTCGCATAGCGTTTTTCAAGTCGATGTTGGATAAAACTCCCATTTCAAATGTCTACATATTCGTTGCCATATAATGTCGTGTTCTATTATCTTAGGTGGTTCAAGTTGTGGTAAATATTCTAATAAATCATCTCGTTCTATTAATTCGCAAGATTTATACATAACATATGGATAACTAATTATATTTTTCCTTCCTGTTGGTTTGCAATATTCCCAAGCATCTTGTATACTATCAAACATTTCTAATAATTTATCTTCTGTTTCTCGACCAATTCGTGGAGGTGGTATATCAAATACTTTATTAAGAATAAAAGGAATATGTTCATAAAATTTATTATACCCCAATTTCTTTAATATTTCTTGCATTCTATCACGGGTCATTGTAACATTGTTCATATTCTTATGTTTATTTAATTCAGAAACAATATTAGAAAATACATCTGGTGGAATATCTGTTACTTCTTTTGCTTGGAGTTGATTAAGCCATTCTTTATAATGATTCTTGCGTCTGTATGGTGAATATTCTTTGATTTGCTTATCTTCATCTATAATAACATACTCCATATCACCACACGATGGACAAATATAAGATGATTCTTCAACAACCAATGTCTTTTCAACACTACACTGTTCACAATATTTAATTCGTTTTGTCCCATCGTCCTTAGTAACTCGAACCCCATCAATCCGTTGACAAAATTTATCAAATAAATCTGCTTTTGTTGTATTGGTTGTATGTAGTTTAACATTATTATTACTAAGTAATTCAAGTATATTTTTAATTTTGGTTGGTTGTTTAGTCTCACGAATAGTATAATACTCTGTTAATAAATCCCCAGTTAAATCATAATAATTAATTTCATCCATATTATTTTGCAATTCCTCAATTTCATCTTCAATTTTCTTTTTTTCACATAATAATTCGGCTCGTTTTTCCATATCAAAAATAAAGTTCGTTTCACGAGTTTTATCAATTCGAAATAATTCATCATTAATATGATTTAATTTTTCATTTAATTTATCGATTGATTGTTTTTTGTTGTCCATTTGTTTTATTTTTTGGCGGTGTTTAATTTCAAGCGTGTTGGTGTCTTTCATATTATGTTGAGTTTTGGGTGTTTTTTTAATCCTAAAATTGGAGGACATTAATATTATGTATATAAAAACCTTTAAATTGCTAAATAATACATTTAAAAATAAACGAAATTTTTTTATAAAAAATCTTTAGAAAAATATGATATTAAGAAATCTATAAAAAAATATTATAGAAATTTTAATATTCAAATATTTCATATTAAAAAATATCTAAATTTTAAAATTTTTTTCTAAATTAAGTTATAATATGGCCGGAGCTCTTATGCAACTCGTCGCCTATGGTGCACAAGATGTTTATTTAACTGCTGAACCCACAATTACTTTCTGGAAGGCTGTCTATCGCCGCCACACTAACTTTGCCATGGAATCCATGTCGCAAACCCTTAGCGGTACCCCCAACTTTGGAGGTCGCGTTGTTTGCCGCATCTCCCGTAACGGTGATTTACTTCACCGTGTCTATGTCAAGGCAACTCTTCCCACCCTTACTGGTGATACCGACTCTAACTCCTATGTTAACCGTGTTGGTTTCTGCCTCCTCAACAACGTTGAACTCCGTGTTGGTGGTCAAATGATTGACCGCCACTACTCGCGCTGGATGCACATCTGGACCGAACTCACCCACGATACCGATATGAAGGCTCTCCTTGACAAGCTCGTCGGTCCCAAGGGTGTTGACGGTGTTACTGCAACCAGTGGTCAAATCACCGACCTTAATATTCCCCTTCTCTTCTCCTTCTGCCGCAACCCTGGTCTTGCTCTCCCCTTAATCGCACTCCAATACCACGAAGTCGAACTCTGGATTCAATTTGAAACACTCGCTAACTGCGTTGTTGATGGTTCGGGAACTACTGGTACTTTATCTGCTGAACTCTGGGCTGACTACATCTTCCTTGATACCGAAGAACGCAAAGAATTCGCCCAAAAGCCCCACGAATACCTCATCGAAGTTACCCAAAACCAAGAAGCAACCGTTTCTGGCTCTAATAACAACAGCGTTCGCCTCACTTTTAACCACCCAACCAAGTTCGTTTGCTGGGCTGTCCAACTTGCTGCAACTGAAGACCCCTTCACTTGCTTTAACGATGGTGCCGCAACACCTGCAAGCAATGTAAGCCAAGCCAAGATTAAGCTTAACGGTCAAGACCGCTTCCAAGCCCGTGACAACAACTACTTCAACTATGTTCAACCCTACCAACACTTTGAAGTTAAGCCCGACCTTGGTATCAATGTCTACTCGTTCGCTCTCCGCCCCGCTGAACACCAACCATCTGGCTCTTGCAACTTTTCCCGCATTGATAACATCAACCTCGAATTAACTCCCAACCTTGCATCCAGTGAATCCGGCTCGCTCTATGTCTATGCATTCAGCTACAACGTTTTCCGTGTTGCATCTGGTATGGGTGGGTTAGCTTACAGCAACTAAGATTGAGGTTTTTGCTAAAAACCTCTAAGTGGGTTAAAATAAAACTGAATTATTATTGATTTAAAGACAAAACTTATATTATAATTAATGAGTTATAATATAAAGTTTGATATCTCTCCAAATGGTTCTAAAATAATCTTTGGGTCTCTTGTATATAATGTAGATTTAGAACAAATTAGCAAAATATCTGCATTTACTTGTGAAAATAATATTAAATGGAAATTAAATACTGATATTTCTGCACATATCTATTATATTAATTCATATGCAAAAAAATATGATATTATAACAATTATTGATGTTTTATATGGGAAAAATAAACAAGTCGTTTTTAAGAATAATAATATATATGATTTAAGAGCAGATAATATAATTGTAAATGAATTTCACCACAAATATGACGAAATAATAAGATATAAATTTAATATTATTGAATTTATTCAAGGACATTATCGATATGAAAAATATTATAATCCCACGTGGAAAACATTTGATAATATATATTTGGTATTTTGCGAACCTGGTGTACTACTTGCATTTAATGAAGAAAATTATGATAAATTTAAAAATGTTAATTTTGATGATTTTATACCGACGTGGAATTTTGTTTTTAAAAACGGTGGTAAAAACTATGAAATTGTAACTAAATATAAAAAAAATACATATCCTTTGCGCAAATATATTGATCATTATAATGTTTATTGTATAATATTAAATGAAGATAATAAAAATTATATTTTCCCATTAGATAAGAAAATATATAATACATTTTATGATTATTATAATATTCATACTAAATACAATAAAAAAAATACATCAGACATTAAAAATTTAGACAAGATAATTAAAAAAGAATATAATGTAATTTGTGCCTATACTGGTCATCGCCAGAAAATAGGTGTTGATGCAAATATTGAAAAAAATAGAAAGTGGAAAATATTTGATGGAACTGCACAAACATATAAATATCTAATGTATTGTGAAAAAGATACAATGGTAATCTTAGATAAAAAAGCAATTAAAAAAATTAAAAATTATGAAGAGAAATATAATAATGGTAAAAAAATAACTTGGTATAAAATGCAGAATGGTTATATTGGTGGTTCAATTAACAATACTAAAATTTATATTCATCAAGCAATTATGGAACATTTTGGGCACGGACAAGGCACAGGTGAAACAAGCGTTGACCATATTGACAGAAATCCACTTAATAATATGTATTCAAATTTAAGATTAGCCACAAGAGAAGAACAAGAAAAAAATACAAAAGGTATTATGGATAATACTAAACGTAATCGCAAACACAATGCCAAACCACTTCCTGAAGGAATTACTCACGATATGATGGCTAAATATGTTGTATATTATAAAGAATGCTACAATAAAGAGAAACAATTATATCGTGAATTTTTTAAAGTGGAAAAACACCCTAATATGCTAAAACCGTGGGCAACAACTAAATCAGGGGCAGTATCCATAATAGATAAACTAAATTATGCAAATGAAAAAGTGGCTGAATTAAATGCTATGAATAATGATGCATAATTATTAAAAATATTCATAAATAACGATAAATCAATGAATACAAGTATTCCCCAATAACTGGTTTGAAATCAACATCACCGCAATAATAATATATATCCTGATGTACAATATCAAAATGACAATGAAAGCGTTTTTCTTTCTCATCCCAATGTACAAATTGTTCCTTTGTGTCATTTTCAATTATATGAGAATTGAAAATGAAAATCATATTATGGAACTTGTAAATCATATACACCAATTTAAAATCAGTATCTGGAACATTATATGTATATTTCTTAATATATTTCATCTTGTTCATATCAAAATATGTAATCGGTTCCATTTTGTCATTTGAAAAAATCATAAATAGGATTTTAGAACTATATCCAGATGATAAAAATGGATGGATAGTCATCGTATTATCCCAACTTAATATATCAAATGACGGTGGAATATTTGGTTTGTAAAAATAAATATTTATCGTATCATTAAATCGAATAATAGTATCACAACGTATATTCACCCAGAATATTCTTCCAGTTATACAAGATATGTTTTTATAAAACCCAGCCATCTTATATTTTCTAATAAAATTCATAATTAAATCTGAATTCATACAATTATATAAAATATCATTTTTCCCTTGCGTTATTAAATGAGTCTCAATAATAGTAGCATTATCATGAGTTATCTCAAGATGTCCCATACTCTCATTATGCCGAAGATTAACAATAATATTATGGGTTTTTTTGTTAAAATTAGTCAAATCATACACATTAGGCAAGTCCATTAATATTATTTATTTACTGATATAGAATAAAATAATCAATTTTTATTAAACAAATTCATATGAATTTGTTTAATAAAGGTTAATAGGAATTCTTATGATTTTTATATATAAAAATCACAAGCCACTATCAATTTTTATTTATGTGAGATTTGTAAATCTCACATAAATAAACTTTAATTGGGGTTGGTAGAAAATTAATTAATTTTCTATCTCCCAATCAATTTTTATTAAATATATACATCCGTATGAAATGCATATAACCCATCCTTATAATTGTAATTTTTTATACATATCTCAATCTGCTTTGGAACATTATCCAAATTCTTTGTAAATTTATTAAAATCATATTTAATTCGATTTTTCTTATCTTTAGTCGCAAATACACTAACACAACCATTATTTATCATTTTATGTAATCCCAAATAAATCACTTTATTTATTACATATTTATAATAATATAATTCTATCTTCTCACATTTTGATAATATCATTATAAGACCTTTATAATAATTGTAATATTTCATTTTAACTAAATAATTATTTGTATTTATATTTTCATCTTTACATCCAAATACAATACCATATGCAAAAGTTCCATCTAATTTGTGAATTAAACTTAGTGTTTCGCGCGGTGCATATGATACAAAATTACTATTACAAGATGGTTGAGTTATAATATAATTATTATCATAAATATAAATAAGACATTCGTGGATTTCATTAATATTACCTATCATTATAGATTTAACATTATCTAATTTAGATGTAGTATTATTATAAAGACGAATATAATCATACCCATCATATGTTCTACCAATACAAAAATCTGCATCATCATCAGTTATAACTCGTATAAGTTTATTACCCAAAAATTTATCAATCGATGAGCCATTTAATTCATATATATATAAATAACCTTCCATTGATAATATACTATCAATCGGGAAATTATTATAATAAAAAGTAATGTTATTGTTATTTACATTTATTTTTAATATATCCGGTTTAACTGGGCGGAAATTATCCAAATTATAAATATCTGGGATGAGGTCCATTATTATTATTTATATTAATTAGTATTTTTATAAATCAATTTTTATTCTCGGTTCAACTTATTAAGAGCCGTAAATTAAATTAAAAATTTTGGTTTCATAAATGTATCAAAATCGCCATAGGTGGATAAGATTGGGGCTGGGGTAAACCATACAAAATATTTAACACCAATATTTGACATATACTCACGACAATATATATGCGCATAATTAAGAGGTTCTATTTTATCAAAATTAATAATACCATTAAAATACTTGATAAAACACATTATAATAGATTTATCACAGTATTTACATAATGCATATATAACCGAATCATTTAATATTACAATTTGTCCGCTCTGAAATATATATTTTAATATCATAATTGTTTTAATATCATCTCTATGTTTATCATTATTATATAACAATTCAAATATACATTCTTGATTCATATGTGTTGGTGACAAACCGCAAGTGCGGTTTGTCATATATCCAACCAAAGATGGTTGCGACAAGTCAAAAGTGCGTGTAATTGCAGAGCAATAACCGCACTTTTGAATTGCGCACACCACATATGATTGTAATTTATTTGGTATTTTTCACACATATGTGCGCGTCGTAATTGGCAAGTGCAGACTTGCCAATTAGCGAACAAAACTGGTTGCGATAAGTCAAAAGTGCGGAACGCACTTTTGAATTACGACAACCACATATACAAACATAAATCATAATAATGTTGATAACACGAATGACTAAAAGCCCAATTTAATAAAAATCATCTTGAGACATTACTTTTAATAATTCCTTACACATATCTATATTTTTTTCTTTACAATACATATGAAAATCAGATTGTAATTGCGCCATTAATAAATATAAATATTAGTTAAAATTATTATTTATCAATTTTTATAAAAAGGAACAAGAATGTTCTTTTTTATAAACATTAATTGGGGAATATAAATTTTTATGACATTAATATCCCTTGATTATATAAACTAATAAACCGCCAATAATATTGATATTTGTTTAACAAGTCATCTTCACATTTACCATCCCCATCAAATTCAAAATAAATACTGTCATTACAATATTCCTTATGATGATGAAATTTATTGTTTATTATAGAAATTATATTATGTTTCATATCATCAATAATATTAATATATTTAAGATACATCATAATTGTATCACTATTAATTCTATATAGATGATATACCATATTATGAACATATAATTGTTTTATAAATGTCATTTTACTAATATCAGGCGGTGTTAGTAATGGATTATAGTTTATATTATTAGTAAAAATACCAAATCGCGTATATGATTCATCTGTATTCACTATTATCGAGTTAATGCTAACAAAATTGCGAACTCTTTTTGTAATATTATATATAATATTATCAATTAATGGAGATGGTTTATTTATAATATAAAATGTATGCCTTACAACTGCTCTTCCAGGATTAAATTGTAATAATAAATAACCATTATCCAAATCATTTATATCAAATATTGGTTTAGTCATATAACTTCTCATTCGACTTGAAATTAATTTAAATGTTGGCATCCATATTTTACTGGTTGCATATGCTCCCAAGTGTAAATTATAACATATCCGCCCATTAACAAGATATCCATTATGATGCATAGTAATATCTTTATCAGCATTATTATATGTGATTGTTATATCTAATCCTTCGCAATCTATGTGTAATATAGAATACTTGGAGGTGTTAAAATTATCCAAATTATAAATATCTGGTATGATATCCATTAATATATAATATTATTACTTATTTATAATAATTATCAATTTTTATAAATTTATGCAACTTAAATATATCCCATTATAATAATCATATGAAAGGTGCATTGATGCAACTATCAGCATTTGGAGCAGAGGATATTCTCCTTATGGGTGACCCAGTGATAACATTTTTTAAAAAAACATATAA